CTCAGTGATCTGCGCGCCATCCTCGGCAAGACGATGGAGGGCGTGCTAGCCGGCACCTACTCGATTGAACAAGCAAAGGCTGTTGCCCAGGTCGCGGCCGAAGTGAATTCCACGGCGCGCCTTGAGGTGGACATGGCCCGCGCTACCGATGGCGACTTCCGAGGCTCCGGTTTCATCGACGTCGAGCCGCGCATTGCGACGCGTGAGCCTCTTCGGAGGATCGCTCCGTGACTGATCGCACCTACACCATCACCGTAACCGAGCGCCAGGCAGCAGAGCTGCAAGAGGCCTGCGAGCTACTGGCGCGGATCAAGATCGGCCAGATCGACCACGCCATTGAGCGGCTGCCGGGCTTCTACGACCGACGCGACTGGGAGCAGGTCCACGCCACGCGGCACGAGATACAGCGCCTGGCGAACACGCTGATGCCGGAGGCCACAAAGCGCCGAGAGGATGGCGTTGCGTGGGACTTGTATCAGGTCATCCGGCATCGCCTTTCATGGGATCGCGCACACGACCAAGGCGTCATCCAGCCCGGCGAGCCTCGCAAATGGCCCGAGATGATGGGCGTCTGCTACGACGAGCCGCTGGCAATGAGCGGGCTGCCGCTGGCCAAAATCAAGGAGATTGAGCAATGAACGACACACTGAAGGTAGCCGGGCGAATCGGCGCTGAGCTGGGGGCTGCGAAGGCGGAGCTGGAGAAGCTGCGCGGGTTGCTGCACGGCGCGCACGACACGATCAGAAACCTCGCCGAGGACCTAGATGAAGAGGAGTTCCAGGTGACTATCGACCAGCTCGCCGAGATCGAACTGGCACTGGGGCAGCAGCAGACCGGGCCGGAGTGCGAATGGCCAACTTGCGAATGCGCGCTCGAGCCTGAGCGGCGCAAGCAATGCGACACATCCACCGCTGACACCTACACCGCCGTCGACATGGCCACAGCCGCAGCGCAGGGGTTCAGGGATGGGCAGGCGGCAGTAGAGCAAGCAGCGGCGCAGGATGAGCGAGACCCGATAGAGAAAGCAGCCTTTGATGCACGTTTGCGCCGAGATTTCGAAGCGCGCTGGCCTGTCCCGAAGGGCGTGACATGGGGCGCTGGCGTCGGCGATTACTGCGTTTCCGAATTCGCATCGGGTATTGCGCTTTCATACCCTGACATGTGGATGGCCTACAAAGCTGGCGCGGCGAGGGGAAAAGCATGAAGTACGTACCGGAGTGTCTGCGCAACCTGCCGCCGCAGAAGAGCAAGTTAGCAGATTCAAAGCGTCGGAAGGCCGCGCGAGACCTAGCGGACATGACACTCATTGAGTGCATACAACGCCTCAAGGCAGCCAGGCGCAGCAAGCCAGCAGACTGGCAGCGTGGCTACAACAGCGCCATAACGGTGCTTGAGCTTTTCGCCGCGGAAATCAAGCAGAAGCAGTGGCCCGGGATAGAGGGGGCAGATGTGAATCACCACAGAGCAGGAAGGCAGCCATGAGCTGGCCTGCGTTCGTAATCGCCCAAGTGGGGGCGTGGTTCATGGTTCTGTTCTTCAACTCCATCCTTGGCGCGATGAGGGCTTTATGAGCGAAATCAAACGGTATGAGCCGATAAACATCGACGGAACATGTGGACTGTGCGTAGAGGACCCAGACGGTGCGTATGCTGACTACAGCCATCTCGCAGCGCTTCAGGCCGAGTTGGCCGCACTGAAAAGGCAGGGCCGGGAGGTGGACTTGATGGAGCCGGTATACCAGTTCCAATGGCGCGAGATCGGGGAAGGCGACTGGATGGCTTGCAGTCATTCGTGGTTCCGCTTCTGCGAGGCCAGCCCTGAGCACGACACGCGCGTCGTTGAAGTAGCCCGCCCCGCGCAGACCGAGCAGCAGCCGATAGAGATTCCTGTCGGCGCCATTGAAAACGGGAGGGCTTTTGCTGAGCGGCTGGAGATGTACGGCTTCGAGTGCGAGGGTGGGAATATACTCAACTGCTCAGACTGGCAAGAGTTTCGCCAATGCTTTAACCACCTTGCAGAGTGGGCCTTCACGCTTGATGTGAACGCCGCCCCCATCGCGCAGACCGCCCCGCACGACTTGCGCGCCATCGCCATGCTGGTTGCGGAAGCTGCATGGAAGGCCGGCAACAGCCGTGACCGCGCAGTGGCTAGCGACACGTTACGGGACATCGTAAACAGTGTGTTCGATCAGCTTGGTATGCACGCCGCCCCGCAGCCGGAGCAGAGCGCATGACGATCGCCGAAGACTACTTCGCCGACGCCGGCGAAACGGTTGGCCAGGCCGTCAAGCGGATGCACGCCGAGGGGTTCAGCATTGAGCGAGCGTCACAGCTGATCGGCTACTGCACGTCGAGCGACCTGCGCAAGTACCTGGCGCGCAGAGGTCTGGAGTGCCCTTGGCCGAAGAACACCTACCGCGGCCGACGTGGCCACCCGCCGATCAAGATCACCGATGCCGTTATGGAGCGATACGTTGCCATGCGGCATTCCGGTGTGTTCGCCAAGGACGCAGCCGCGGACGTTGGGTTCAACGCAGACCAGATACGCAAGGCCATTCAGCAGCGCCGGCCGGACTTGAGCCTGCCGCGCGGCCGAACAAGAGGCGACCGGTACAAGCATAAGGAGGCACGCCATGGCTAGCGCAGATATCCGCCCCGGCCCCTTGATCCGCCAGCGGCGCAAGGCCCTAGGCATTACCCAGCCCGCGCTGGCTGAGCAGGTCGGCGTCAATCCAACAACCCTGTCCCGCATAGAGCACGGCCATAACGCCGGCTGGACGACCATTGTGGCGCTACTGCAGGCAGTCGGCGCGGAGGTGATTGTGAGATGAGCGAAGAACTGAAGCCGTGCCCGTTTTGCGGGAATGAGCCGGCGCCGTATTGGAAGGGCGTAGGGTGCGTAACGTCTGGCTGCCTCTTGAATGGCTTGCACCTTGACGCTGACAAGTGGAACCGCCGCGCCCAGCCCGCAGAGGCGGAAGGGGTGGACCTACAGCGCCTGTCAGCAGAGTTCGAGGCGTGGTGGGACAGGCAGCCTCACCGCGAGCAGTTCGAGGATTTGAAGCTGCAGTTCCGAAACGTGGCGGTGGCGTTCTACCAGAAGGGGCGGGAGGACGTGGTGATTGAGCTGCCACACCGAGAATCGATGATGGCTTGCCCGAACACGAGCGAAGAATTCGACAGCGGGTATGGCGTGGCGGTCAAACACTGCCGCGCCGCCATCGAAGCAGCCGGCGTAACGGTGAGGGGGTGAGGGATGGCCAAATATCAGACCATCAAGCGATTTTCAGAGGCAACCGGCTACACTGAGCACGCAATCCGGTCCAAGCTCTCGAAAGGAGTCTGGCCCCTGGGCGAAATCTGGATCAAGGCACCGGACGGCCATGTGCTGATCAGCGTGGAAGGGTACGAAGCATGGGTGGAAAGCGGAATGGAGTCCGACGCGCGTCGGCGTCCAGCATTGAAATCAGTTTCATGTATGAGGGGGCGCAGTGCCGCGAGCGTCTCCCACTTGAGCCCACCCCCGCTAATCTAAAGCGTGCCGAGAAACACAAGGCGGCGATCGAGCTTGCCATCTACAACGGAACCTTCGACTACGCGGCGACTTTTCCCAAGTCAAAGCGCGCTGTAAAGCTGGGTCACCAGACCGGGCTGATTCCCCTCTCCGACTATCTCGACAAGTGGCTAGCCCGAAAGGAGGCGCACCTGAAGGCGTCGACCCTGGACGGCTACCGCAAGATTATCAGCGGCGTATTGGTGCCGAAGCTTGGCACCGTGCCTCTGGTGACGCTCACGCGCAAGATGGTGCGTGATGAGCTGACGAAGATGGACGCCTCGAACAAGCGGCTAGCCAACGTGCAAAGCTGCCTGCGGTCGGCGCTCAATGATGCGGTCGATGATGAACTGATCGAAGCGAACCCGCTGGCCGGCTGGACCTACTCAGTGAAGGGCAAGCCCAAGGCGGAAGACGAGATAGACCCATTCACGAAAGAGGAACAGGCAGCGATCCTAGCAGCAGCGACCGGGCAATACCGGAACCTGCTGCAGTTCGCGTTCTGGACAGGGCTGCGGACGTCGGAACTTGTGGCGCTGGAATGGGGGGATATTGACTGGCTACGGGGGGAGGCGCGGATATCGCGAGGACTGACCAAGGCGGCCAAGGAAGCGGAGCTGCCGAAGACGGCGGCGGGATTGCGGGATGTGAAGCTGTTGCCAATGGCACTGGCCGCGCTCGAGGATCAGAAGGCGCACACCTATATAATGGGCGGGGCAGTCTTCCATGATCCGCGCTACAACAAACCCTTCGACGGAGACCAGGCTATCCGCAAATCGTTCTGGATTCCGAACATTCGAAAGGCAAAGTTACGTTACCGCAACCCGTACCAGACCCGGCACACTTACGCATCGATGATGCTGTCAGCCGGGGAGCATCCGATGTGGGTGGCAAAACAGATGGGCCACAGTAGCTGGGTGATGATCGCCCGCGTCTATGGCCGGTACATTCCGAACGACGGCGACACGTCCGGCAGCAAGGCGGCTGAGCTGTTCGGGACGCCGGTTCAAATCCCTATGGAGGATTCAAATGCAGGATCGTGAATTATTGGAGCTTGCGGCGAAGGCGGCGGGCATTGTTGGCGTATGGCATGAGCGCGGGCAATGCATCCATGTGACGAACTGCGCAGGAATGTCCGACACCTGGTGGCGGCCGCTCGAAGACGACGGCGATGCGCTGCGGCTGGCCGTTGCGATTCCAGCCTGCATCGTGATCGATAACGACATGCAATGGTGTGGCGTGCATCTGAATGGCAATCGCGGGAAGTATGATCTCGGCCAAGCGTTCGTCGGCCTTGATGCTGCCGCCGCAACCCGCCGCGCCATCGTCCGCGCCGCTGCCGAGATTGGCAAAAACTTGTGATTCAGCAACATTTCAGCAACTACCCCGCCACATCCCAGTAACTACGCAGCATGACCGGGGGTTCAAATCCCCCCGGCTCCACCAAACAAGCCCCAAAACACGGGGCCTCTAGCGAAGAAGGTTGCTGAAAGTAGCTGAAAATATGTCCCGGTTAGTCGGGGTTTCAGCAACATTTCAGCAACCTTTTTTGTTTCCCCTCTCAGCCCGTCCGGGCAATCTCAATTCCCCTTCGTTACTTCCCTCGCCCACTCTTGCAGATAGGCCAGCTTCGCCTGGTCATCGATCATTGATCGGCGGATATTCCAAACAGCCCGTCCAGCTGCTGCACTGAGCTCGACGCTGGCTGCATCGCCCACGCTGCCGGAGCCGGCGGCGGCGGACACGACGGTATCGGCTCGGGCAACTTTGACTTCGATCCGCAGGCGGCGACGCTCATCGTCAGCAGAGCTATACAGACGCTCGAGACGATCGTTTTCGGTGAGTGCATGGGTCAGTTTCTCGGTTGATTGTTGGTCGGCCTTGGCCAGACGCTGCGCGAGCTTGAGCCGGTCGGCCTGCTGCTTGAGGATCACCGCGGCATTTGCCTCGGCAACCTGGCGCAGATGGGTCTGGTACTCGGCCTGTGCCTTCGAGGCAACAGAATGCGCCGATATAACCCGGATCTGCTGCCCGCCCGCCACAAGGACCAAGGCAAGGACCCAGTAGGACCAAGTAGGGACCAACTTCAGCCAGGCGGTCACGCGCGGCCGCCGTGCGTCATGCTGTAGTGGTTGCCGTCTGGCGAGCTGAAGTCTCCTCCCCACCGGCAGTCGGCGTGCAGGCTCTTCCAGAATTCGCCCAGCGGCTTGTGGTCCTCGCTCGACGTTAGGTAGCGACCATCCTTGAATAGGTTGAGGTCTACGGCCAGTCGCTCCTTGTGGACGCTGACGGCCGAGCTGTATGACTTCTTCTCCCCAACTGCGCCGTGTACGCGGGGGTCGCGGTACGCATCGCCGAAGGTCAGTTCGTAGCCGTTCGCGTAGGCGAAGTCGATCAGTCGCGCGATCATCTGAGTGAACGCGCGCTGCTTATTTCCGAGGGTCATGGGGAAAACTCCAGGCGTAAAAAAACCCGCGCAGTGGCGGGCTTCAGGATTGGTAGCGGGACGCCCCGCCAATACGGCAGCTATTATGCTAAATGATCAGACGCTAGACTGCGTGACATACAGATTCGAGATCGAGGCCGTCCCCGTTCCTGACACGCTGAGCTTGTAGTAGTCCCCCGGCTTGACTATGAACGAGAACGGGAACTGCATTACGTTCGGATTCGTCATTGCACCGACAGCGCATTTCATCACTTCGCCCGGACTGCTTGCAGGCCCAACATGAATTGCAAGGGTCTGAGATGAGTCAGAGGTCGGCGTCAATGTTGCTGTTCCGTAAACAACTATAGGCACTCCAAAGTTGTTGCGCCGCACTACCTCTAATTCTGGACCTATCGTCGCAGGCAGCTGTGTAGTTGAAGGAGGGCCGGTCAGTATCCAGTTCGAGGTGCCAACGTCTGATATCTGGATGCCGCTCGACTGGTTGTTTCCGCAGCGCACGACATTGTAGAAGCTGGTGGCCTGGAACAGCAGGCTCGATTCTACGAACCCGAACTCGAACCGGTTAAACGATGAATAGCAGTTCAGGCCGTAACCGCCCGGAGCATGCAAGTCCATGGCCTGCACCGTTACAAGGTTCGACGTACTGTTTGAGTATCCGTCCGTATCGAACTCCATGTTGTGAAAATTGGAGAACACGTCCTGTATGCGAATATCGTTAGCCTGGACGCCGCCAGTTTCCGCGCTGTTCGACAGTAGTTTGAGGCCGACTCCGTTATATGCAATCTGCCCAAGCGTAATTCGATTGTGTTGAACGTGCTGGTTAACGAAGACGTTCTCGGAGCCGTTCAGATAAAGACCGTGATTCGGGTAGGCGATAAGTGTGCCAATCTCGATCTCCGAGAACTGCATGCGCCTTACTTCCATGAACCCGCGTCCCGCTGCGTTTACGCTGGTCGGCAGCTCTGTGTTCCCCGTAACACAACGAGCGCCGGCCGGAAACTTTAGTGACCAGCCCGTATTGCGCGCAGAGTAGGTTGCGCCGATGACGAAACACGCGCCAGACGACCCGCTGTCGTGCACCATAGACAAGACTTCCATTTGGATCGGAACGGTAATCTCATGCGATTGCTGTAGATTTAGCGTCTTCCCGGCTCCAAACGTTAGCTTGGCGTTTGCTGCCTCGCTAACAATGCTCGATGATTCAGCCCAAGCGATTGCGCGCGACACTGCATCATCATGCAACTCAGTGCCTACTGCGCCGAACTGCTCTAGTCCGACAGAGCCCTTGTACTCCAGCTTCCAGCGTCCGCCGTCAGTCGCCACGATAACCGTTCCGCCATTGTCCGCACTGGTTGTATCTGCCGCGTCGAGATAGTAGGGGCCGCCACCGCCATCGCCCTGCGCGCTGTAGCCAGTAACGAACGCAGACTTCGAGGGACTGGTTCTCAGAAGCCCCCGCAACTCAGAGATCGAAGGCACGACCTGAGCTGCAGCGCCTATCATCGCGGCGCCGACCGACGAGGCCAACTCCTGCCGCAGCACGTCATCCCCAAGCAGCACGAGATTGGCTGAATCGGTCGCCCAGGTGCCAGTCAGTGTCAGCGGAAGCGTTGCCGATGCATTCGGGCGATACAGGCCGGGGGACGCGCCGGTGGTTGCAGCATTGACCGCCACGTACTCGTTCCGCTCAGCCAGCACGACGTTTGCCGCATAGTCGCCCTTGCTGACATAGCCGGACGAAACCAGAAACGCCTGGAACCGGCTTTCCTTGTCGGCCTGGCTCAGCGCGAAGGCGGTTTCGCGTCCGGTCTGCGACGTGTCGAACGTGTTCTTCATGCCGGCCCACGACTCGCGCAGGACGCCCTTGCGGTCGGCGTAGAACGGGTCGGCGCCGTTGACCAGCTTGTCGAGATTTTCGGCGTTGTCGTACAGGTCGCGCGGATCGGTCGACGGGACGTTGTTGCCGGTGTTGAAGGTCATATGGTTTTACTCCAGGCGTGCAAATCCGCACGGCGTCCTTGCGGGCCGTGTCCGGTATGTGGTGTTGGCTAGTGGTTAAGCGTCAGCGGGGGCTGTTGAATCGTCATGGACATAGACGCGAGCGTCGTAGTTGACTGCGTCTACAGATGCG